ATCAAATGTCCGTCCACCACGGACACAAACAGACAAAATATGTCCGTATAGCACGGACACAATATAGAATATCTGTCTTTGCTACACGGACATGAAAAAAAAAAAATCTAAATAATGGTTGCAATAAATCTAAATAACTGCTATAATGAACATATCAAATGAAAGAGAGGTATCAAAAAAAAATGAGACAAGGGAACTGGACATTTGAACAACTTGAAAAACACTACTATGTAATCGACACAATGACCTATAAAGGAAAGAAATATGCAATATATGAATCAAATCTCTATGGTGATGATTATCAACACATATTTGTATGTATTACAGATAAATGGTATACATACACTTTTGAATTCGCATGGTATACATTAACACACTTGCATGACGAATATCAATTATACAAATTTAAAGAGGAGGGCTAATAATGCGGAATGGGGCATGGAATTTTAAACTATTATCAAAGTATGCAAAAATGGTTGACACATGTGTGTATCAGGGAAAAAGATATGCGTTATATTATATGAATATTTTGATATTAGTTAGCATAACTGATATGTGGTATATATATGTAAATGAATATGAGATGTTAAAACATAAGGTAATTATTGATGATTTATTATATAAGTTAGGGGATGATTAAATGGAAGTACCATTTTTTGAAATAACATTCGAGTGCAATGCTGTTGCATTCGAGTGTTCAAAATGCGATTATGCGTCAGAGTGCAAAAAGTTCATTGACTGTTTTGGATGTATACCCAAATTCCAGTGGTCAATGGTAACCAGTTTTGATGATTTAATAGAATGTGTAAATAAGTGGGGGGAATATAGCAATGGCAAGACCAATGAACACTAAAAAATCATGGTATAGAGTATTTATAAAACCACTGAAAACTCAGAATATCTTGAAAAAAGATTGTGAAGGAAAATGTGATTATGTTTATGTTGAAGCGTATACTGGAATGATTGCAATGTCAATTGTACAGCAATGTATCGTAGAAAATGACATGAACTTTAGACCGATACATTTTCATCTTGTAAAGGACGGTGAAACAATAGATTATGGCAAAACAATCAATCAGTAAAAAGCGTAATCGTCCACAAGGACTTAAAAAAGCGCGAGCTGATTACACACCACTCGCGTTGGAACTTACATGGAATGCAAAAGAAGTCCGACAGGAATATTCACGTTTACGATCAATTTATCGTAAAAGATATGAAAGATTAATCGCAAGTAAATACTCAGATATTGGACTTGTAAAAGAACGTCCGATTAGTAGATATAAACCAATAAGGCAGATTGAAAGCAATTATGAATTATATCATTTATTAAGCGAACTGGCAACTATAGTATCCAGTGACTTAACAGTCTCAGGATTAAAGAAACGGGAGAAAGAAAAGATTGAGCACATAAATGATGTGTTCGGTATTGGTTTAAAATCTCATGAAGATTTACTCAATTTTGGCAAATTCATGGAACAGGTTCGCGATTTTGTGTCAGACCGTATTTATGATTCTGATTTTGCAGTAGAATTATATTCTGAGGGTGAAAACCTGAGTAATCAAAAATTGCTTGAACTCTATCAGGAATTTTTGAAAACTGGATCACGGAATATTACAAAACTGAAATCCAACATAAACAAGAAAGCTAAAGCAAAACGACAGAAAAGAAAAGCAACAAAGAGGAAAAGACGGAGGAATTAAGACATGGAAAATCTGTATACAGTTGATACATACGATTATACTAGAATACAGAATATACCATGTTTACATGATACCAGATCAAATAGAGGAACAAAAAAGAAAAAAGGATATAAAAATTGTATGTGTGCGTTCGATATTGAGACTACCAGAATAACAGAGATTGAACAGTCAATCATGTATATCTGGCAGTTCTCAATACTTTTTCTTGATGATTTGCACATTGATACAATCATTGGAAGAACTTGGACAGAATTTGAATTACATATGTCACAGTTACGAAAAGATGATAATGAAGCATATTATATGATTTTTGTGCATAACCTGTCATATGAATTTCAGTTCTTGCGAGGTATATACACTTTTTCACCGGATGAAGTTTTTGCAATTAAGTCAAGAAAAATATTGAAATGTGAAATGGATTCGAGATTTGAGTTTCGGTGTTCATATCTGCAAACAAATATGGGGCTTGAATCATTTACGAAAAAAATGAAAGTTAATCACACTAAGCTGTCGGGTGAAATTTTTGATTACTCAAAAAAGCGGTATCCATGGACACCACTCACAGAGTATGAACTACAATATTCAGTCAATGATACTATTGGTTTACTTGAAGCGATGCATAAACGAATGCTTCTTGCAAATGACAATCTATACACCCTTCCATTAACGTCCACAGGATATGTCAGACGCGAGACAAAAAAAGCTATGTTTGGATGGGCGAAAAAACATAAATATCTATTTCCAGATATCAGAGTTTTTGATTTGCTGGAAGAAGCTTTTCGTGGCGGTGATACGCATGCTAACAGGTATTATTCTGGAACTGTCATAAAAGCAGATGGAAAAAAGATTCTTGGAATAGGGAGTTATGATCGTTCTTCATCATATCCAGACGTGGTACTTAACGACGCATTTCCAATGTCAAAATTTGTGTTTATTGGAACATTGGAAGAATCCGATGTTGAAAAGAAAATTGATAGAGGTAAAGCCCTGTTATTCCGGTGTCGTATTATTGGTATTGAACAAATAGACAAATACTATGGTGCGCCATATCTCGGATATTCAAAATGCAGAAAAGTAACTGGTGAAATATTGGATAATGGCAGAATCCTATCTGCTGATTATTTGGAAACTACTATCACTGATATTGACTATGAAATTATGAAAGCGGAGTACAAGTGGGAAGACTTCCAGATCATTGAATGCTATGAAAGTCGATATGGACAGCTACCCGAACAACTTAAAGATATATTTCGCAGATACTACATAGACAAAACCGAACTAAAAGGAATCACAGAACAGGAACTCTTTTATAATTTGCAGAAAGCATTATTAAATTCCGGCTATGGAATGATGGTGCAGTCACCCGTAAAACAGTCTTTAATATTCACAGAATCGGACGAGGATGTATTTAAAGTAGATGAAAATGTTTCACGTGAAACATTACTTACAGAATATAACCGAACTGCTTTTTTACCTTTCCAGTGGGGGGTTTGGGTAACTGCATGGGCGCGATACCGATTAAAAGAGGGCATCAATATAGTAGGTGATAGATATTTATATGATGATACAGATTCGGTAAAATATGTTAAAGTGCTGGGTGATGATATAGACAATAAATTTGCAGAATATAATAAGAAGAGAATTGAAAATAGTACTAGAAATAATGCTTTTGCCACCGACACAAAAGGGAATGTTCATTACATGGGTGTTTTTGAGTATGAAAAGACATATACAGAATTTTCAACGTTAGGAGCAAAAAAGTATGTATACCGTGAAGAGGACGGAACACTACACACTACTATTGCTGGGGTTAATAAAAAGTACGCACCTGATGAGCTGGAAGAACATGGAGGAATAACAGCGTTTAAAATTGGATTCACATTTTCTAAAGCTGGGGGGACAGAATCGGTATATAATGATGTACCCTATGGAGATTATACCATTGACGGACACACTATTTACATTGGTCAGAATATAGTGATTAAACCGTCAACATATACGATTGGAATTACTGATGAATACAGAAGAATACTGGCAGACGCAAGAACACTAAAAGAATTTAAAGAGACGCTTGACAGAATTTAATATTAATACTATAATATAATTACAACAGAGATAGTTATAAAGGAGGTGGGAAAAATGAAAATTACAAGAGAATTAACAGTCAACAAAATTAATGTTATTTGTTATGACGTTGATAATAAATGCGAGGTTACAAAAGAATTAACATTAATAGGAAATCTCACAGATGAACAGATTAACAAGGAAGTTAAAAAGAGAGATTTCGGTATTGTAATTGACTGGGAAAGAAATGAAGAAGAAACAAAAATTTACGGCATGGACGCAGAAGATTTCTTAAATAATGCAACATTTACAAAATCAAAAAAGGAGAATTAAACCATGGAAAACAAAGAATTCAAAATTATCAAAAAATCAGGAGAGATCAACGCATATGATGAGTACGACTTACTGGAAAGTCCGGCAATTGTGTCATTAAAAAACATTGCACACAAGACTATTATTTGTGTTGGTTTGTGGATTGATTATCTTACTAAAGACAAAGACGGACTTGAGATTGAATGTATCAGCATACAGGACGCAAACACTGGTGAAGCATACAGTGGGCAGTCTAAGACTTTCCGAGATAGCTTTTCAGGTATTGTAAATAGGGTGAAAAGCATGAATCCAGTTCCAGAAAACTTCTTCATTGAAGTGTTGCACAACACAAGCAAGTCAGGACGTGAATTTATCAATTGTGCGCTTGTATCCCCAGACAGGGCACTCAAGAGACTTGGAATTGATTTTGACGAATCAACTAAGGAAGATAAATAATGAAAAGCTTATATTTAAACAGTGGGTATTTATCAATACCCGCTGTTTTAGGTTACGGGCAAAAATTCAATTATATATGGGGTGGGCGAGGTACAGGAAAAACATACGGAGGATTAAAGTACTGTATTGAGCATAAAAAGATTTTTGTCTATATGAGATCACTACAAGCACAGGTTGACACGATTAAGATTCCTGAACTGTCACCATTTAAAAAATTGAATAAAGACATGGGTTGGTCAATTTATCCAAAAAGTATTGGTAAAAATGTTGCTGGATTTTACCATACAGAGACTGACGAAAATGGTAAACTGATATATAAAGGAGAAATACTTGGATATGCAATAGCACTTAATACATTTGCAAACTTGCGAGGTTTTGACGCATCAGATGTGGAAATTGGAATCTATGATGAGTTCATACCAGAAAAGCGAGAACGAAAAGTTGAAAATGCTGGTTACGCTTTTAAAAATGCATATGAGACTATGAACCGAAATAGAGAACTCGAGGGAGAGGAACCAATACAGTTTCTCATGTTCTCTAACTCAGAAAATTTATCTTGTAATATGTTCATAGAAAACGATTTGATGGAAAAAGTATCTAGTATGGATATATCAAAACAGTCCGTCTCTATCATGCGTGATCGTGGGATTGCTCTTTTCAATCTTTTCGATTCTCCAATATCCGAGAAGAAAAAAGAGACTGCATTGTACAAAATGTCGGGTGAAAATTCCACATTTAACAGAATGGCTCTCGGCAATGAATTTTATTCTGCTGATTATTCGGGGATTAAAACCATGAATATTAAAGAGCTGTTGCCATTATGCAGAATGGATGCAATCACAATTTACCAGCACAAGCAAAAAGACATGATTTATGTCACGCGCCACAATTCAGGCACACCACCGGAATACACAAATACGGACAAGGATGTAAAAGCTTTTCGCAGAGACTTTGTATATCTATGGGATATGTACTTGTCTAATAAGATACGATTTGAAGATATCACAAGCAAATCATTATTTGAAAATTATTTTAAAGACAAATATTGACTAATTATTTTTAATATGTTATTGTTTATGTAGTGGACAACTGACCGTTGCACATGTACAGCACGTTGGGAGCGTGGATTGCATCAGATCAATGTGCACGAGTTCGTACAGCTCAGGATTTGTGTCAGTTAATCCACGAGAGGTCGCAGGGTGTCACAGCTCTGTGACTTATTGCTATCAATAAAATATTTTATAATAAGGAGGGAATGTTATGGACGTTAACGCAATTTCAACACTGATTAGTAACATTGGAGTACCGTGCGCTTGTTTGATTGCAACTTTTTACTTATGGCTTAAAGAGACAGAAGCACACAAGGAAGAAATGGAAAAAATGACAGAGGCACTCAATAACAATACTATTGCTTTAACAAAGTTGACAGATCACATAACTAGGGGGTGATGAAGAATGAAAATCGAATATAACAAGGATATTCGAGGTGTATATATCGTGAAAACCTCACAATATCCTTTGATGGTGCGTGCAGAACCTAACACGGATGGTGAAGTGATTGCAGAGATTCCGAAAAATGGAAAATGCATCTGCCTTGGATGCTATTCTGGTGAATGGTATTCTGTCACGTATGAACACAACGGAATCATTTCGACAGGATTTTCTCACAAAAATTATCTCAGGAGGGATTACAAGATATGACAATAGACAAGATTATTACATTAACACAAGCAGGATTCACAAAAGATGATATTATTGCAATGAGTGGACAGAATCAGCAGATGCTAGTACAGAATCAGCAGATGCCAGTACAGAATCAGCAGATGCCAGTACAGAATCAGCAGATGCCAGTACAGAATCAGCATATGCCAGTACAGAATCAGCAGATGCCAGTACAGAATCAGCAGATGCAGACACCGCCATATCAGCAGATGATAAACGGATATTATTCTTACAGCGGATATCCACAGAATATTAACCAGAATTCACAGCAGAATGATGTTCTTGATGCGCTTAAAAATCTCACGCGATCAGTACAGAATAACAATGTAAACATGATGCAAAACCAGATGCCTAAACAGGTGACCACTGAGGATGCTATCGCAAGTATCATCAATCCGCCAAACTATGAGGGATTGACAGATGGGAGGAATAAATAATGGCTAACACATTAACTTTTGACCAGATCAGCACAGTATTAAATGACATTGTAAAACAGGCAACCGGAATGGAAACCATGAAAGCAACAGACACAAGCTCTTTTGTGGCTCAGGCACAGACCGCTTTACTTGCCGGGAATGACAGGATTATGGATTCTATATCTCAGGTTCTTGATAAAACAATCTTTTCAGTACGTCCTTACTCTGCAAAATTTAGGGGGCTGAGACGGACAACTCAGCAGTGGGGAAACCATGTGCGAAAACTTGGAATGGTCGATGATGATTGGGAAGACGATCAGAGACAGCCGTTAACCGATGATACTGCCATTGACATGTACAAGATAAAAAAAGGCAAAGTATTGCAGACTAACTTTTATGGCGGTCAGGTGTTCCAGAGACACAGAACCTATTTCCGTGATCAGCTCGATCAGGCTTTTCGAAATCCTGACGAGTTTGCTCAGTTTGTTTCTATGTATACACAAAATACAATGGACATGATTGAACAGGCACACGAAAGCATGGCACGCGCATGCGTGGCAAACTTTATCGGAGCAAAAAACATATGGCAGACAGAAATTGGTAAAAGCACCGCCGGATACACGGGAGAACATGTGGTAAAACTTTTGACTATGTACAATGATGAGAACGGCTCACAGCTCACCGCAGATGATGTTCGAAAAGCCGACAATTTCCCAAGTTTTTACAGATGGGCTTGTGCGAAGATCATGACCTATATGGATTTCTTCACTGAGCGTTCCACACGATTCCATGCGAACATCACCGGAAAAGAGATTGAAAGGCATACCCCTTTACGTATGCAGAATATCATGATGTTCAGCCCAGACTTACACACTGCGGATACTACAGTATTGAGTAATACTTTTCATGACCAGTATCTAAAGATTGCAACAAATGAAAAAGTGAACTTCTGGCAGACATTGGAAAACCCGATGGGAATTAATGTAACACCTAGCGTTATTACACCGACTGGAACAGTTGAAAAGGGTGATGCGCAGGTTATGAGTAACATTTTTGCGGTACTCTTCGATGAAGAAGCAATGGGGTTAACCACAATTAACCAGTGGAGCAGTACCACCCCATTTAACAGTGCGGGCGGTTATTGGAACATTTTCTATCATTTTACAGATCGGTACTGGAATGATATGACGGAGAATGGTCTGATATTTGTTCTTGAATAGGGGGTATTATAATGGCGGTTACTGTAAATTTTAAGACAGCGAGCAAGAAAGTTAATTCGACTGAGGTTGTTGGCGGTACAGTTACCGCCATTAACTGTAATATCAACGAACCTTGTACCATTGAAAATCCACAGATCATCTTGAGAAATGGCGGGAGTGTTCCTAGTTGGAACTATTGCACAATTCCAGATTTTGGGGGGCGATCATATTGGATAGAGGACTGGCAATATATAAATAATACATGGGTTGCAATTTGTTCTGTCGATGTATTGGCATCATACCGTGATACGATTGCAAGTACCAGCTTGTATTTCCTGAGATCGTCCACTTCTTATGACGGGGATATCATGGACACACTCTATCCTACATTATCCACACCAGATATGACGCATACAGTTGTTACTGATGGGGCTTTTCCAGCAAGTGAATACGGACTTTCACAAGGTTCATTTATATGTGGTATTGTTGGCGAAGATGGATTGACTAACTTTTACGGATTCACACCAACAAAATTTGCTTCCTTCTGCAATAAAATCTTTTCAACGATTGACTGGGCTGATATCTCAGGTCAGCAGATTACAGAAAGCCTGCTGAAATGTCTTTTCAATCCATTCCAGTATCTTACAAGTGTGATGTGGTTTCCATTTAACGCTGATGCTGGAAGTAAAAAAGTAACGACAGTCAAATTTGGTTTTTGGGAAGTTACCGTAGATGCATACAAACTGAGTAATCTGCCATTTTACAGGAAAACTTTCACTATGCCGGTAACACAACATCCTCAAGTATCACGAGGAACTTTTTTAAATTCATCACCATATAGGCATATAAAATTATCCATTAATCCATGGGGTACGTTTGAGATAGACGGTGGAAAAGTCGGCACATCATCAACAGTTACAGTTGTTGAAATTGTCGATTGTATGAGTGGAATTGGACATTTAACTGTAAATAGTGATATATCACTATATTCCGCATATTCTCAAGTAGGAGTTAATATACAAGTTAGTGATTTGCGAACAAATGTGATACAATCTGGTGGTGATATTATCGGAAGCATTGCATCATTTTTTACTGGAAATTTTATTGGTTCTGCGGTTGGAATTGCAAATGCTGTTGAGAGTGCTATTCCTGATGTTAATACAAAGGGAGCAAATAGTTCACTAATTAGTATAGCAAGCGCACCAGTAATCGACGAAATTTTCTATAAATTAGTGGATGAGGACAGATCAGACAACGGAAGACCATACATGAAAAATGGCACTATGTCAGAACTCGGTGCTGGTTACTATGTGGTTGAAAATGGAAATATCGTTGTGTCAGGTGCAACCAGAACTGAAAAAGAACAGATCAGACAATACTTGGAAGGTGGTGTATACTATGCGTAGTTTTCCAGCAAGTAACATTTCATTGTTTCTTGCATTAATGATCAGTGCAAATGCTGGACAGAATCCGTGGGGGAGTGGCGGTTCTGGTGGAATTGGTGGATTAATGTCTCAGGCTATGAGTTGGTGGATTGAAAAGTGTAATGCTCCAAACGTTGGATACGATCAAAATTATAGAAACGAACAGACCATTAATGGAATCACGTATTATGACTGTTCATCATTTGTATGGTATGGTTTAGGTCATGCGGGTTTTGAGATAAATTTAAGCGCATGGCCTTTCACCACTTACACAATGGGGGCAACATTAAAACAGCTTGGATTTAAGGAAATTATCATTAGTGACTTTTCAACTTTTGAATTCCAGACTGGTGATATTTTGGTGGTAAACTCAAGTCAGCATCAGCATACAGAAATTGTACATGATACTGATAATGGAGGTCATACAATGGGGGCTCATGGAAAAAGCGGCAGGCCTCTTGCCGATCAGGTAAGTATTAACACATATCCGATTCAAAGTGGACTGGTATATACTCACTGCTACAGATTTCCATTTTCCGGTGGTAACTGGATTGCCGGTGGTTCTGGTGAATATTTTGGAAACCCGACTTCAGAACTCTGCGGTAATAATCCAAAAGCTATCAACAATGCCAATACAATAAAAGCTTACTTTTTGGCACAAGGCTGGTCAGTAAATGCAATAGCTGGACTTTGTGGAAACATCCAACAGGAATCTACCTTCAACCCAAACCTGATAGAAGTTGGTGGAACTGGTCACGGACTTGTACAGTGGACACCGCCAACAGACTTATATCACGTTCTTGACGTTCTATATGGTTCTCACGATGATTGGTATGATGGACAGAAGCAGTTGAGTGTAATTTTTGCAGAATTCCAGCAAAGCAGTGGAATTAAAAACTGGGGCATTGAGCCACAATGGTATAGCACGGGTGCGTATCCGTTAAGTTGGAAACAATGGAGTGTAAGCACTCAGGATGCTGGTTATCTGGCACTAGCATTCCAAGCCAACTATGAAAGACCAGCTAGTTTACATCAGGAGCGTGCTGGTTATGCTAGAGCGTGGTATAAATATTTTACGACAGGAGAGTGATGTATAATGTATGGATGCAATTATGTTGGGGTAGGCGCCCCTGTAATGTATAACTATATTAATCAATACAATAGTTCTATCAGTCCGAGTACAAACCATTGCAAGAACACTGGTTTGTTCTGGTACTTTCAGAGATACCTTTTACAGAAAGCAATTTCTGTGATGAAATGGGACGTACCGGATAATTGGGACAAGGATTATTTTTTGTATTGCCTATATTGCTGGGGGACGGTTGCGGTCATTAACACTGACAAATTCGGTGTGATTCCACAGGGATGTACGCTTAAAGGATACAATGTTTTCTATCGTCCATCACAAGCAGTAATTAGTAATCCTCTGCTTAAAGGTGTGCTCGAACCCGTAATCGGTGAACAGTGTGTTCTTTTCAAATGCACATCTGACTATGGTGGTATCATGGACTTAGTTGGACGGTACGCAGATGAAATGGCAATTGCTATGGAATCGCTCGATATGAATGTAATGAATTCCAAACTTGCATATGTGTTCAGGGCAAGGAACAAAGCTGGTGCAGAAGCACTTAAAAAAGTAATGGATATGGTCATGCGTGGTGAACTTGCAGTTTTCTATGATGAAAAGCTACGGATTCAGAGGGGAGATACTACGGAAGAACCGTGGGATTATTTCGTGAACAACTTACAGCAAAACTACATTGCCGGTGATGTTCTGGACACACTTAGGAGACTTGAAGAACTTTTTTGCACAGAGATCGGAATTCCTAGTGCAAGAAGTGACAAGAAAGAAAGAATGATTACCAGTGAAGCAGAAAGCAATGACGTTGAGACAAGCACCAGAATGGAAATGTGGCTCGATGGATGGAAAAAGAGCTGTGAAGATGTTAGGAAAATGTTTGATGTTGATGTGAGTGTTAATTGGAGGCATGATCCGAATTCAAAGAATAAGGGGGGTGAGAAGAATGGCACTAATGACAGTGGAGGGGCTGTATAATTATAAGGATACTCTTTTCAATGAGTTTAATGTTCCTGATGGGATGGATAAACAGATTGCAATTGATACTATATGCATGAGGTCAAGGGAAATGGAAGTGCTTTATCCGAATCTTGAGTTTTTTGCTATGCGGATTGGAATGTGGAGTAGGAAGCATCAGTATAACTGGAAAAAGTTATATGATACTACATTACTAGAATATAATCCTATCGAGAACTATGATCGTATGGAGGACTGGACAGATACTGATGCTGAGACAGGAACAAGTTCAAGAAACAATGATATCAAAAACACTGTAAGTAATGAAACAACAAACTCAGGAACGGTGACAGAACAGAATACCGCTTTTAATGCTGGACTTGCAGATCATGCAAAAGAAATTAGTGATGGTGATACTATCACTAATGGTTCTGGAAGCACTACGGAAAATGAGAGTGGGACGAGCAAAAGAGACTTGACGCATAAAAGGGCAGGAAGAGCGCATGGAAATATTGGTGTTACTACTTCTCAGCAGATGATTCAGAGTGAAAGAGAAGTTGCAATGTTTAATATTTATGATATCATTGCTGAGAGTTTTGTTGAGAATTTTTGTTTGATGGTATATTAATAGGAGGATTAAGATATGAGTATGGAGTTGGGAGCTTATAGTAACTTTCATGAATTAAATCAGGACTGGTTTTTGAATGAATTTAATAAACTTGTCAGCCAATGGGAAGCAATGCAGAAAAAATTTGACAACTTACAGGATGCTTTTAACGATCTGAAAAATTATATACAAGATTATTTTAAAAATCTGGATGTGCAGGAAGAAATTAATAAAAAATTAGACCAGATGAGTGAAGACGGTACGCTAAATATATTACTTCAAATGCACGCAAGAACTGTATTGCCAAGTAACGATATATCAGGCAATACTGATACAAAAAATATACAAAAAATGATTACCGAATTCGGATATGTAGAATTATTTAGAGGTATTTACTATATAAATAAACCTATTAAATTAAAAAGTGGAAACACAATTATTGGAAGTGGTAATGAAAACACAATTATCGAGTGTTCATCTGATTTTTGTACATTACTTGAAAATAGTAGTGCTGATAAATTAATATTAAAAAATTTCAGAGTAAATGATACAACAGGTGAACATATTGGATTAAACTTTATTGGAACAACCACAGCTCCTTATACAGGAATACGGTACTCTTTTATTGAAAATATACACATGTTTGGGTTTAATACTTGTGTGCTTATAAGAGGTGCTTGGTGTACTAAGTTCAATCATTGCAGGCTTGAAAGCAACAATATATGCATAAATCAAAGTGGCACATGTAATAATATTGAATATACAGAGTGCCAATTTTATGGTGAAGAAAACGTGTCAACTGGTGTTAAAATTACAGGTGACGGTGGTGCTGAAAATTACGGAATCTATTTTAACAACTGTGACTTTGAAAAACACAAATACGGATTTAATCTATATGCTTGTGTTGGTGTGTATATTAACAACTTATACGTTGAAAAAATAGATACAGTAATAAATGCAGATAATAGCATAAATCTTGTGCTTAATGGTGGGACATTAAATAGTGTAAATAGAGTTGCTAATGTTGCAAAATCGCAAAAAATCAGTTTATACAATGTAACAACATTTAGCATGTTAAATGCTTACGTTAGATATAATAAATCTGAAAAAAGTTGCTTAGTATATATTAGTAACGATGTGCCAGTTTATATTGAAAACATTACAGTTGCAAACCTAAAAGGTGGAAGTGTATTTTTGAAAAACACAGATGCAGAAACAAATTATGATTACAATGGTGACTACTATATCGAAAATTTAAGTACATCAAATTTTAACGGTAGGTACTCAATTAGTAAAGGAACTCTTATAAAAAGTGATGGAATAAAAAGACGTGATAGTGTTAAGTTAATAGGGTGCAATATTGAACTTATAAGTGGGACAACTATTGATAATAACACTGAAGTACATGTAGTAAACGAAAATGGTACAATACTATATCGTTTTTATGTAAACGCTGGAAGCTATGAATCAGGACACATATTCAACGGTGAAGTACTATGTAGTACGTATGATTTAATTAGCAGAGATATAAACATAAGTGCATCATTTTCAAGTCCTACTGGCAATACAGATATTAATTTCAAATGTAATTGTAAATTTGCAATTGGTGAAATGCAACCAAGGGCACAGGTACTAATAGTAACAAACCAAGTAACAGAAACTGATGTTTAAATGACCAATTCCTTGTTTCATTTGATATACTCACTATAGCAGTTATTGCAACCATTATTTAGATTTATTTTCAATTTTTCATGTCCGTGTAGCAAAGACAGATATTCTATATTGTGTCCGTGCTATACGGACATATTTTGTCTGTTTGTGTCCGTGGTGGACGGACATTTGATGGGGAAGTGTCCGTGTGGGGCGGACATAAGATAAAC